CAACCTCTTTCGCAGGAACATTAATTCCAACATTAAACCCACCGCCAAACAAGTCAATAAAAGTGTCAATATTTTTCGGAAACAATGGTAATATCTGCGGTAGAAGCTTGTATTTGCCACCTACATAATTGAGTGGCGATTTTATGTATTCTTGCTTTATCAGTATCATCTCCTAAATAAAATTTCTCTTTTATTCAGATTTTAAGTGCCTAAAAGTGCGTATTTAGGCTGTTTTGGGATATACCAAAGTAGCGCATTTTCATTAATTTGCATTTTTTAAATTAATTGCTTTTTTGATATTTAATTTGTCGTGTATATTTCCAACAATCTCAAGTTCATATCCGTATACATTGTCAAAGTCAACCGTAAATGTAGAACAGGTTATGATAAATCTGGCTGTATCATTATCCCACTGTATAATACCTCGTTCTTCTTTGTAATCATACCATACAATATCTCCCTCAAAAATCTTATTGCCGTTCGTGTCGGTAAGACCTGTGTACTGACCGACAGTTTCCGGGACAACTTCTTGTCCACCTGCCCCCCAACTATTTCGAGCTATATGCATCTTTCCGTAGATAATGTACTGAATTAAATCCCCCTCAATCCATTTTCCAAACAAATTCTTTCCTCGAAACAATATCCTACGCATTGCTTTCATCGCTCCTTTTCTCCCACGCATTGCATTTGTCCTTTCTGTTCACCACGACAAATTTGATCTTTGCGACATCACTTCGCTTTGCACAAAAAGTATATTGTGCCTTGTCATGTAGAGGACTGAAACCTATTGCGTGTTTGCAATTTGAACAGGTTTTATCCATTGCTGTTTTCCTTCCAGTGACTTTCAAACTTCTTCTCAAACTCTTTTAGTTCTTCATCTGTTGGCTCATCCTCTGGTCTGCCTTTGTCAAAACCCAACGTACAGCCACATTCAAAGCAACAGCCTGCTAGGTCGGCAGAACATTCCACGTCATCGTCATATTCACGATATCCCCAAGTGCAATCCTGACAACACTTCATTACAGGGTCTATACATCGTGTTGGCAAATCGTGTATAATTTTTTTACTCATTTTCAATCTCCTTAAAAAACTCTCTCGGTTCAAACCATTTATCTTCAATGATATTTCCTATTCCGACAACTAATCTATTTTCCTGTTTTACTCTAACATAATGACCTTTTATATCTTCCCATTTTGCAACACCCACAACGTCCATAATTCTTGTAAGTGCTTCAAGTCCCTTTTCAGAACCTTCAAACGATGTTCCGTTGAAAAAAGCTAAGTTATAATCGCCAAAACTAGCTCCCCAGCCTAAGCCTTTAAGTACTATAGAAAAGGTAAGGCAACAATGGTCGCCTATTCCCAGTGATACATCAGTTATTTTAGCGTTTTCATAAATAGTGTTAGTGTTACATTCTGCCGAAGGTGTATTTTTTATTACAGGTGCAGGCTCGTTTTTTTTTATGTAACGGGTAAAAAATACACCGCATTTATAGATTTTTTTGTTAAGCGGACATTGTTCACAGTTCATATCTGAATTAGTGCAAACCTCAACCGCCTTTTCAAACTCCTCTTTCGTTATCATATTCTATAAATAAAACTAAATTTTTATTCTTTGTGTATAAATAATTTTTCAACCACTTTAAATTGATTATTTTTATTTCTATCTAATGTTCTTGTAAATGGTCTTTCCCAAATACATTTAAAATCATCAGGTGCATTTAATTCAGATATAAAAACCATATTATCTTTGCTAATTTTACGCATATATTCCCAAAATTCTTGTGTGTTGAAACTTTCTCTGTTAATAGGTTTTGTATTATTGTATGGTGGGTCAGCATATACAACCGAATCTTTAGGAATAATTACATCTCTGTAATCAAGGCAAGTAAATTCTGCGTTCCACAGTGTTTGCATATCTTTTAAAACACTCTTTTTACTTTGCAAGGCATAATTAGTGTTTTCTTTATTCCTTGCATAGCCTTCAAAAAATCTACCACCAAATGAACACCCAAATCCTACAAACCCTGTAAGTGCCATATCTTCATCTTTATGTTCTCTTATGTATTTGTATTGTTCTTCAGAAATATATTCAGGCAATTCATATCCATTCTGTAAAGCCTTAAACATTTCAATCAGATATTTGTGCTTATCATTACAAATAACTCTATCAAAATTAGGTGCAAGTTTGGATTCTATTGAACAACTACCACAAAACAAAGATACTAGCGTATTATTACTCTCTCTCGATTGCTGACGCAACTCGATTGCTGACGCAATCGGTTTGGCTATTCTGCTTTTCCACCTTGATACCTCATTTATTTTCCTCCTTTGTCTATCTACCTTAAAATAACATTTTTATGTATTACTTATTCATGTTCTTAAGTCTATATTTAGCTATATCTGCCCAATACCAACCTTCAAATTTACCTTTTCTTTCACAGACACCATTATCTATACCTATGTAGTTTCTATATTCTAGTTGAGCAGCTTTAGGGATAGTTCCT